ATGTGTGGCCGTTTTGCTCAAATTCAAACTCGTGCAGATTATCTAGATGTTCTGGCATCCGATCTAGAATTTGTCGGCGCATTGGATAACGTGCCCATTGCACGTTACAACGTGGCGCCAGGCACTCGCGTTCTGATATTGATTCAGCGTGACGACAAGCTACACCTTGATCCTGTTGAGTGGGGGTATGGCCCTGATTGGTGGCGTGAAATGAAGCGTCAGCCGGTTATCAATGCTCGCGTTGAAACAGCCGCCACCAGCAGAATGTTCAAGCCGCTATGGAACCACGGTCGCGCGCTAGTGATGGCAGATGGCTGGTACGAGTGGAAGAAAGACCAGCACGACGCCAAAGTAAAGCAGCCCTATTTCATCTATCACGAATCGAAAGCACCTATATTTTTCGCCGCAATAAGCCGCTATCACCCCGATGCTAAAGATCCTCCTGATGATGACGGTTTTGTCATTGTGACCAGCGCCAGCGATTCGGGTCTGCTTGATATTCATGACCGGCGGCCTGTCGTTCTGCCGCCAGCAGCTGCACGGGAGTGGATAAGTCCGGACACTACATCCGCGAGAGCGGAAGAGCTCGCAAACGAAGCGTCAACTCCTCCCGATGATTTCGCCTGGCATCCTGTAGGAAAATCAGTCGGCAATATCAACAATGATAGCTCCGAGCTGGTTAAGTGTATTAGCATAAGCATGTCCTGACACAACTACGACATAGTACTTAAACTAACGGGTCTTGCTGAATTCATCTTTCCTTGTTAATGCAAAATTGCATTAGTAAAGGGAGAATTAGTGCTATGATCAACATCACCAATCTGTTTGGTTCGAGATCGAATGTAGTAATTTATCAGATTGCACAATCCAAACTAATGTTTCTATAATTAATCAGCCACTCGAAACAGGAAGCTAGAGTTATCAAACTAGCTCAGATCACATTAAACCTTTAGGTGTATAATAATGACACTCCGTGATGTTTTTGACGAATATATTAAACTCATACACAGCATGGCATATGAGAAATCCAAATCCATTGGAAAAATCATTGATGAACCAAGCTTTATAAGCTCATTTGTTGAAAACCACAAGACACTGGAAGAACTTTTAAACAAAAATCACTCTCAAAAGTACTATATAATCGACGCGGTTTATACCCATCAAACGCCAAAAGTAACACCTACCAAAAGTAAAATATCTGTAGAAATTGCAGATCTATTAATAATTAATACTCATCATTCTGCATCCCAGCCGAATACGGTAGGCAATGCAATGTTGTTTCAGGCCAAACGACACTCTTCACCTAAGACAGGTTCTCTTGCGGCAGAAAATGAGAAAACACAATTCCACCTATATAAGGAATGGCCTACATTCACCTTCAAAACCCGTAAATTACATTTTAATGGCCCAGGTTGCCAATGGAATTTCAATTTAAAAAAAGATACAGACCTAGAGCATTCAAAATACATTGTAATATACGATGACACAATATCTACCAATCAACCAGGTGAATTGTGCCAACAATTTATTAATGCGAAATTTATTGACAACTCCCCTTGGAATAGCTCAGCATGTGAGGGTTCAAAGAACCAACCCAGTCAGGGGTTAACCTGCGAGGAAAGTTTCTCAGCAACACTAGAAAAAATAATATCCGGGACTAATGGTAGACATTTTGATACAAGTGAAAATGTTGCAAACGACCATTGGTCTAATTTTATACAAAGAATGATGGAATTAGCAGTCGGTGGGGTTTATACGTACAACCTTATAAGACAAGACATAAAAAAAAGAAATAGGTTTAGTAAAATATCATCTTCTTTCTTATATAACACCGCTGAGTTAGTCTTAAGGCATGAGATCAATGAGATTCTTAACCTCACTAATTACTCCATAGAAAATAAGCCGTGGTTCTATTATACTAATATAGTGCTTGATTCCATGAATAGTAGCAATAGCATGCCACCTCCAGTAATCGATGATGACATTGCCGTTATGATGCCACCTTCTCACCCGCCAATGTTAATAATCAACTCCTTTGATAAAGAAGAACTCGACAGAAATGAATAAATTCAAACTTATCCACACATGAAGATTTACTGGTTTTTTATAATAGAAATTTGGAATATAATTTAATAGTAATAGTAATAGTAATAGTAATAGTAATAGTCAGGCCGGAAAGTGAGGCATCTAATCCGGCCTAAATAGAGAAATTTATCAAGGCTGCTTGTAAGGCACTCCCTCTCGATAATGCATTATGTGAAAATAGATTTATTGATTAGATTAAATCCCACTTGACTATCAAATACTACTGTCCGATAGTTTTCTGTGCTATCCGCAGTAACTCTAAATTAAAATCTGAGCTAATACAGGTTAGTCAGTCACACCCTCGCTGATTTAATAAACCCGAGCGCGAGGCAGATCACCCAGCCGTGTAGTGTATGCTGGCGATAGTAACTCACGCTTCATTGACCACGCCTGGTGCGCCCCTTGTCCAGCGAACCACAGCTTTGCCCTGCCAGAGTTATTGATCCGATCAAGCACCCCCATCAGTTGCTCGCTGTTATGCCGTGGTTTGTACTCATCGAACAACCCCAACTGAGCCACGCCCTGACTGTAAAAATCCTGCAGCATCACGCCGCCTTTTTGATACCGATGACCGGGTTGCCAAATCGCATCCAGACAACGCATAGCCGCGGCGATAATGTCGCGAGTATCCTGTGTGGGTACGCTCAGTTTTATGCTTGCGGTATTGCCGTAGTATTCCTCATTGATGGCAAATGGGCTGGTTTTGAGCCACGCGCTGACATGCCGACAATACTGATGCTCCTCCCTCAGCTTCTCCGCTGCACGCGTCGCGTACATGCAAATAGCCTGATGCATCTGGTCATACTCGGTTATCCGATCTCCGAAGCTGCGGCTGCAGATGATCTGTTGTTTTGTCGGCGCAAACTCCTCCAGCTCGAGACAAGGCTGACCACGTAGCTCGCGGACGGTTCGCTCTATCACAACGCTGAAATGCTTACGGATCATCGTAGTGCTTGCATCGGCCAGTTGTAGTGCCGTTTCAATCCCCATCATGTTGAGCTTTTTCGATATCCGGCGTCCGATACCCCAGACCTCATCGACAGGCACGAGGCCCATCAATTTGCGCTGGCGCCCTTCATTGGATAGATCCACTACTCCACCGGTCTTGTCCCACTTCTTCGCCGCGAAGTTTGCCAGCTTGGCTAACGTCTTGGTTTGGGCAATGCCAACACCCACAGTTAGCCCTGTGTTGCGCAGTACCTTGGCCCTCACCTGACGACCGAAAGTATCCAGATCAATGCAGTTACGAACGCCAGTCAGATCAAGGAAACTTTCGTCAATTGAATACACTTCCACGCGAGGTGCCATCTCTTCTAAAACAGCCATCACACGCTGAGACATGTCTGCGTATAACTCATAGTTGCTGCTGAACGCGATGCCCCCTGCTCGCTCAAATTCCCGCTTAATTTTGAAATAGGGTTCTCCCATCTTTAGCCCTAACGCCTTCGCTTCCTTGCTCCTGGCTACAACGCATCCGTCGTTATTCGACAGAACTACGACAGGACGACCTCGCAGGTCTGGACGCCATAACGTTTCACAGCTCGCGTAGAAGCTGTTCACATCAGCAAGCGCGTACATCACTTGAGCCTCGTTATCGAAGACACAACAACGCCCATCACCTCCAGATCGTCGCCGCCATCATGAAGCAGGATCGGCTCATACTTCGGGTTCATGGGCTCCAATTGCGCGCGAGGATGCAAACAGAGGCGCTTCACGGTGAACTCGCCGGCTATGCTGGCAATCACAATATCGCCATGAGCGGGGCTGATGCTACGATCAACCACAAGCATAGAGCCCTCAGTGATGCCGGCTTCAAGCATGGAATCACCTGTCGCATAGAGAAAATAAGTCGCATTGGGATGGCTGATACAGTACTCGTTCAGATCGATGCGCGAGCTGACGTAATCTGCTGCGGGGCTGGGAAACCCCGCTGGCACCTTGTCGGCGAACAGCGGGATTTTGAGCTTGGTTGGGTTTGGTGTTGGATAAAAGAAAGTCATAATGTTGCCTTGTTACTGTGTTTTTACACAGTATATGCGCAAGATTTTGACGGGGGAAAGTTCGGATTTTTGTTAGATAGGTAGGATATTGATCGGTAAAGAAAGATAGTTTCTATGAATAGCCGGGTTCCCTCCCGGCAGCGCATCACATCCCGAGACGAGAAGCCAATACCGCATCAGACTCATCGGCAGTGTGCAGTAATATCACATCTTTGAAAGCGCCATAGCATGCGCCTACACTGCCCGCTCCCTGCGTCCCACCAACCAATAATGGGGCAGTGAAACTGCTCAGATCTGCAAGCTTACCGGTAGCTGCCACAGAGGAAGTTACCGACAGCTTTCCTTTCTCATAGCCTTCAATGACACCAGACGCGACTTTGAAAAGTCCTGCTGATGGCACATAGTCAGCATAGATTGATGTTGCAGCACCTACCGCTCCGCCAGTGCCGGCTGGCCAGGCACTGTCACGCGTACCATATCGCCACGATTCGGTTATGGCGTTATTGTTAGTGATCATTGTCCGCAGATATGCCAGCGGCAGGTTATTGATATTGTACCCAAGCTGAATACCGTTATTGTCCGCACGGTACAGATCGCTCATGCGGCCAGCGATAAGGTACGCGCCCCCCTTTTGAATAACCTGGTTTGCGCGACTCTTTAAGAACCAGCCACCGCCGGATGTAATTTGAATGATAACCGCGCGCGCGGTAGCATCATACGTCATCGGCAACGGTGGAGTGCCCTGGGAACCTGCAATCAAATCACCGTCAACACCAAGCAGGTTGTAAATGGTCTGGACGTTTCCTGAACCATCCGCCTTTAGTCCGAATGCCGGCGCAGCACATACCGTCGCTCGGTCATACATTCCATTGTTCAGTAAAAATGAAAACCGCGCCAAGCAACCAGACTCGTCCGGGATAGTGCCTCCGTCTGCCACTACCCGCGCTTTGTAGGCATTAAAGAGCGCCTGTGGGTCAAGGATTGATGCCGACAAGTCGAGAGCGGCACGAAAACCCGCATAGGCTTTGCCAGTATTGATAGCTGCTGTCATTTAAAATGCTCCATTCAGTGGTAGGCGATCGAGGCATGCCCAGTTATATAGCGGAAAGGGTTGGTTATTCTTAGTGAGCCAGCGTGATGTTTGAGTTGAGCTATCACGCAGGCAAACCAGTGGATAGATAAAGTCTTGGGTTGCTGGAACAGTGTTGGTGAATCCAATCAATAGGTGATCTGTAACTGCTGGAGACTGATTGAGATTAAGCCGGATAGTGTTTGGTGCGATAACTACTACCGACTGAACCTCAGCAGAGGCATCTTGCAACGAGAAGCCTTGCCCAGGGCAATCAGCAATTGTTGTTGTATCAATTACCAGCGGCGGGTATGGGACATCGAACACGATGTCGATAGTGCTACCATTCACTGATAATGAGCGAGCTTTGAGCCCCGTCCAGGTTCCTTTTTTCACTGGGTCATACAGATGCCAGTAGATAGCCTGTGCGGCATATTCGCCTTGCAGCACTTTACCGGCGGCATTCAGATGGCTCAGCGTTGCATCGTTATAGAGCCAGTTAAGCGGGTATTTGGGGCCGTACATGATGGCCTTTGCCGCGTTCTGACGCACATAAGTTAACTGGTCGGTGGCGGTGACAGAGTACCGCTGTACAATCACAGGCTCGCCGATTGGGTTGCCTTGATCGTCTACCTGCTGATTTTTTGTATTGATGCGACTGCCGACCTGCCCAACTACCTCTGCGAAATTCTCGGTCTGGCCGGTAATCGCTTTGAAGTCAACTTGCATGCCCGAGAAATAAGGCGTCATTTTCGCGAGATAATCACCAGGATTCTGCGAGCTGCCGTTGTCGTTATCCGTTTCTCCATGCTCAAACGTCATGAATTTGAACGTGTAGCGTTTCCCTACTCCATCGGATGCATTTTTCCCAAGCTGCACGAATTCCAGCGAGTTTTGATAAGGGATGGTCCCTTTGCTTATCTCAGCAAAAGAGCGGCCGCCTGCCGCAAATGGGGCATGAATAAAGACCTGATTGCCAGGATTTTGATGGAGAATCGCATAATACATCGGCAACACATTACCCTGGCGCCATCCTGCAGCCGGATACTGCGCATCGTTAAGCGTAGACAGGTCTGACTCGCTTACAGGATCCATACCGCCGCCTTCCGGCCTTCCATTTGCGCCGACGAGTACTCGACCACGAAACGCAGGATCGCGATTGACAATATTAATGCCAGCACCATCCTTCGGCGTGTTCAGTGATTGGCCACCCGAACCACCGCCATGCACCTCGTTCGCATCGATCGGCATTTCTCGAATGGATGGTTCGTACTTAACCCCATTGCCGGCTGTTGCTTCGCCACCAGGCACATAACTGAAAATAAATCCGGTAGATGTCAGTTTTTGAGCGGTGAGCACTGGCCTCTCTGACCACACAACATTTCCTCGCCATGCCGCCGCCGGCACGCCGTTCTCGGTTTTTATCGTTGCAAGGGACTCACCCAAATTATCCTGAAGCGGGCCTTCAATACCTGGAATATAGAAACCGCCATCATCATCAATAGCGAGCAGTGCCGACTTTAAATCATCTGCTAAAACCACATATTGAAATCCCACAATGCGACGGGAAAATGTTGATGAACAAAGGGAAGAAACACGATCCTGAAGTGCATCGTCCATCCCGACAATGTTCATAGCGCCATCATCGTCAATGGTGATAAGCCCGAGCTTTCCTGATTTATCCACCAGCGCCCATTGAAGCCCTTTATATCTGTTCGCTAATGATGTCGGGATCAACTGTTCAACATATTCCTGTATCCCGCGAACAAGACCGGCGAGCCACAATTCACCATTATCGTCTACACCAAGCAGCGTTTCAGATGGGCCGTTTTTCGACTCCAAAGAAAATTGCCACCCTGTAGACGTGTAGTTTTTTAGCATCGATGTGATGTTTTTAAGTTGCGAAATATCGGCCAGGTTTGCCAACGCCTGTTGGTAAACCATTTGCACGAATTTCTCACTTGATATTTTCACACCCGTTGGTGTAATTACACCGCCAACGTTTTGATATTTTTCAGCTACAGCGCCCTCATCATCAGACCAGATAAAGAAGAACGCGCCATCCGGTATTTCTCCAGATGCAATAGCAGCGACTGCCTGCTCTTGAGTGTATGTTTTACCTAATGGAGAAAGATTTTTCCTGATGCCTTCTAAGGTGTATCTTTCCACCCCAAACCGATCAAAGTAATTTTCAGCATTGGAATTAACCACCTCGTCTATTTTTTCCGCGTTAAACTTTAAATCAATTACATCGTTACTTCGAATGGGCTTGCTGGTTGGTGTGGTCATTTACGCTGTAACCTCGTAATTATACATTTCATCGTTGTATTCAGACATGGTTAACGAGGTAGTCCCGTCGCCATTCGGTTTCTTTTCAGTAATCGTCCACTTCGTTGCGTCCATCTCCATCTGTGTGGCAATGACGTAACGAGACGGCGACTGTGTGTTGTAGCCGTCATAGAGGTTGAGGGTTATTGCTGGTACTGCTGCAGCGAAGCCAAATATGGTATCTGTGCGAGGAAATGCCTGGACGCGCGCTGTAGGCGCACCGATTGCATCAGTAACGACCACAAACATATCCCCAGACCACTCGATCCGTTCGCTGGTATCGAAGTTGTTGCCGTTACGCGCAACAATATAGCCATCCTGTTGGTTCGCGTCGTAGATATCAGCAACCTGTACCATCTGCCCGACGTTCACCCATTCACCATCGGCCAGCGCGCGGATAGTCATCGTTTGGTGTGAATACAGCAGCCGGCGAACTTCTTTCAACGCTCGATCCCGTGCCTGGAAAGAATTGCGAATAAACAGCATGTCAAACTTCTTCGCCTTTACCGGTTCGCCCTCTTCTATCGAATTGCCGACGATCCTGTAGCGGATGAATGCCTGTTTATTCGTGACCGGGTTTCGATACTTGACCTCTACCCCATCAAAACCGCCGGGGAGAGTCATGTCGTAGGAAAGGCTGTAATCCTCCGCTTTCATGTTGGCGCGGTTGAATACCGTCGTTGCGTTTGGCTTACGCTCATCGCGCGTGAAAGACAGCACCCCGCCATCCCAAAATGCTGTTACCGTCGCCGCATCACAGATCGTCTGAATGCGAGAGCCCAGAGAGATATCCTCATCATCGAAGGTGTAATCGAAATAGCCCAGGCGCTGATCTGATAGCGATGCCGCAATAGAGTAGAGTTCATAGATGTCGATGCTCGACTCTGGCTGACCGCCCATCTTTAGCCAGGTGTGCAATACCGCGTCTGCAAACGAGCGTGACGGCCTTTCTGTGTAATCTACTGTCTGTGTAGCCAAGTTGTAGCTGATGACGTGGCGGGTTATTAGCGCGTTATATTTTCGCTCTCTCGCACTGGTTGCTCGCTCTGTAGCTGTAACAGTGACGGTTACGAGCGTGTCATTCGGGTAAACAACATTAGTGCGCGTCCTGACGATGTGAACGGCCTCTACCTTCAGGATCGAGTGATCATTACTGTTGTTGGTGCGGATGAACGTTACCGCATAGCGGCCATTGCCTGACACAGGGGTAAACTTGAACGTGTCATATTTTGTATCCGCGTTCTCGTCATCGTTGTTAAGGCCGATGTTGTAGCTTTCCAGCGTGCCGGGGATCTGGTTGTTATCATCATCAACCTTCCAGAATGTGACGCTGGTTCTGGCGTAATCCCCATGTCCCAATTGCGCCTGAAGATGAACCCAAAGCTGAGTCCCATCAACCGGAGAGAATGACGGGCCAATTACCAACGGTTCATTGTCGTTAAGCGTGAATATCGACGTGTTGATCACCGCATCATCGGGGATCTGCCCAATATCATTACCCCCCAGGTTTATGAAGGTAAATTCGTAGAAATACTGCGGATTAACTGGGGCGCCATCGTCGGTTGTCGTAGCACTGAAGAGATCGGCAAATACCGTGATATCGCGTGTTACTGGGCCTGATACTGTGTTGTATGTGACATTGACCACGAAAGACACGGAATGAGGCTTAGACAGGTCATAGAAGTAATCGAAATCGCTGTTCTGCTTGATTTTCACCTTTGCCTGTCCAGCGATGAACTCCCCAGACACCATATCGGTAGTTGTCGTCGCCGTTTCTGCTGGGAAATCTCCGCTCTCGTTCGGCCCCGGCAGTTCCTGGCCGTCGATGTCGTCAAAAGCGAACCCCTCGTTGATCAGCGGGATGTTATCGCCTGGCTGGTAGATGCGGTATGAGGCGCCAGCCAGCGCGCCGAGGTTCGATTCTGAGTACCTTACTGACGTGACGTCATACCTGCCCAGCCCGAAGTTCATCCACTCTGTGACTTTCTTGATGTTGTTGTCGTACTCGAACAGCGACTCCTGAATCAGGTCAGGGTACGCGCGCACCTGGCCGTAGTTGTCAGGCTTTGCCTCGCCGTTTCGCGCAATGTTGGTTTGCCCCTTCAGGCTGTTGTTCGGGGATGTCTTTGCGTTGCTGCTTGTCGCCACGCCCACGCTTGGCTGGCCGAGCAATGACGTCAGGATTTTTTGAACGAACTTTATCGGGGCAAAAATCGGACTTAGAACTTTACCGATGGTGCCGCTTTTCGGTTGGTCGAACACGCTGATCACGTCGCCATCGTTGAGCGGGAAATTCAGCTCATCATCGGGCTGTAGCTTTACGCCGTTACACAGAATTTCAACATCGCAGTGAAGGTTGGCCGATTTTAGCCAGGGATAGAACATGCTGCCGGCGGGAAGGTTATGACGTTCTTTGGGCAACCCCGGCACGCGCTGAACTTCGATCAACGGCATAGTCGTAAAACTCCAATTTGGTGAAAACTCGCTCCAGCGTGCGTAGCTTGTCAAAGCGCACATGCCCCGCTTCGCCACGGCTATGGAATGCTTGTCCATCAATGACCAAACCGACGTGAGCTGGCTGACCGCCGTAATAGGCGATAAAAATGCTACCGTCGGCCGCTTTCTCGGCCTGATGCCAGAACACAACATCACCGGAAAAACACGTCAGGAAGTCGCTACCGGCTTCGTAGTCCGGCGTTTGGTGTATCTCTATGCCGAGCACATGCCGGTAATACAGCACCACCAGCCCCCAGCAATCAGCCGTGTCGAACGAGCACGCCCGATCGCGCCACGGCTTACCCTCCATGGCGTGAATGAAGTCAGGTTTATGCATTGGCGAGTCCTGGGAATTCCACGGTGTTGTAGAGAAAGCCGATGTTGTTGTTGAGCGGGTTCTGCAGCGTGAGCGAGCACGTTACGTCAGCCTCATCGAGAGAGGCATCTTTCACATACAGCGTCCAAGACTTCAGCGGCGTGTTCATGTCCGCCGCATCGAAACGCTGATACGTGGCAGAGATCGGCGTTATGCGTGAGTGCGCGCGCCACGACTTCAACTGCTGCTTAAAGTCCTGTGCCAGGCGCCCGAATTTCACCGTTGAGTTGATCACCGGCGTACTGCTCTGCTGGCTCTCTGCGACCTCCATTCGACACGCTGAAAACACCTGGCCGGCGAATGTCTTCGGGTATATCTGGTTTGCCACCAGCCGGAGAACGCCAAATGACGGATGGCTAAACGTCATCGTGTCGTAGATGATCCTGTTGGGCCGTTGTGACTGAAACTCTCGTAATGTAGGCATTCAATACTCCGGCATGTCGCGGTTAACCACTTCATCAATGATCCCCCACTGATATGGCGGCAGCTCAACAATGACGTCTGAGAACTCGTCATCCGGGTTGTAGAGCTTCCGGGTGATTACGCTCGCCGTCCACGTCGTCGTGTTGCCGTTGATGCTCGTTTGCACCGGCGGTGCCACAAAATGCAGTTCCTGCAGTTGCAGGCCAGAGCCCCCCAGATTGCAAAGCATCGTGAACCACTGATTGCCGTTATCCAGGTAACGAGGGCTGCGATACCACTGTTCGAATGCCCGATCCTCTTGTAGCGTGAAAATCCACGTCAGCGACCAGGTAGTTTTGAGATCATCTGTCAGGCGCTGGAAGATAGGCGCGCCCACTGCCGGCTGATCGGTGCGAAATCCGGCATCAATCGTGCGGCTCTTGTTGGCCTTCTGGGGAAGTGATAGCCAGTCGGGATAAGGTATTGCCACGGTTTTCTCCCGGTAATAAAAAACCCGCCGGAGCGGGTTATGGAGGTTTGAGTGCTGCTATTCAGTGGCTTTGCGAGGCGCCTGGTGATACTGGGAGATGCCCTGACTAATTTGGCCGCCCTGCTGCAGATCAGCCAGCACAATGCGCACCACATCGGCACCATCAGCCCCTTTGCTGGCCTGGGTATCCATTACTCCAGCACCAGATGAGTAATTCTCGATGATGATGGTTGGCGCCGCACTGCCGCCGCCGGTGATCTGCTTATTGCTGATCACCTTGCCGTTGTCACCGGGTATCATGTACTGCTTACCAGTGCTCGCCTGGTAAATCTCTGGCTTTCCTCGCTCACCTACCGGGTACATCGCGCCAGCGCTCACAGGGCCGCCGTTATAACGCGCGCCAGCCAAGGCCAGCCCGCCAGCCAATCCTACGGTTGAGGTTATCCCAGCAGCCGCTGGAGCCGCGTTAGCGCCAAGAGTTGCCAGAGATGCCATTGCAGCCGCCGGCGCCCAGGCTGAAGCCGTTGTTGCAGCCATACCCACAGATGACGCCACGGAGGCGGCGCCAAGCGTCTGGCCGAGGATGTAGTTTTTCAAGGCCTCCACACCCACCTGAACGATGCTGTTTATCACGCTGTTCAGGATGGTGTTGCCAAGCGACCTCATCGCCTCTTGTGCCGACATGGTGCCGGTAAGCAGGCCCGTAATCGCGTTTGAGGCATTGCCAGAGAATGCATCAACAGCGCTCGTCAGCATGTCGTAACCAAGGCTCTGCTGGCTAAGGATTTCCCACTGCGCGGCAGTGCGCTGTTGCTCGTACTGCTTGTTAGCAGCATTCATGAGCTCAATTCCGCGCTGAGTAATCTTCCCTTTATCCGTTTCAAACTGCTGAATCAACGCCAGCTTCTGCGCATTCTCATTGGCAAGCTGCTGCACTGGGTCAACCATCCCGGCAGCTTGCTGCTGAGGACTTACCACGGCTTTAGCCCGGATTTTTGCCAAGTTAACCTGATGCTGTTGCTCCAGTTGCTCAGCCGTGGTGTTGTACTGCTCCTGGCTGATTTTCTTAGCCGCCAACGCCGTGTTTAAATCCTTCACGTCCTGCGCGTAGCTGGCGTTCTCTTTGGCTTCCGGGAGTAACTTCTCTGCGGCCGCTTGCGCCTTGATAGCGTTGGCAGTGTCCCACTTCTTAGCGGCGTAAGCGCCAGCCTCAGCGATCTGGGCCTGAGTGGCTCCTTTCCCCAGTGATAGTTGGGCATTGAGGATCGCTTGCTCGCGGCTCCATTCACTTGCTGAGTCTGCAGCTAGTTCAGACTGCTTCCTTAGATTCTCTACCTTCTGAGCCACACTTTCAGCTGCTGTCGCGCTAGATTTTGTTTCAGACTTAAATTTTTTCTGGGCCTCTATGTTTCGGTATGTTGCCGCTGCTTCATCTTCCATGCGCTTTGTGCGCGGATCATCTTTCTTAAACCCGGCATCCTCAGCCGCATATTGAGCTGCCAGCCTTGCTCTGGCTTCCCCTTCAAGCTTGGATAGGGCTAAACTTCTTTCCGACTTCTTAATTAGCGCATCTTGTTTATTATTAGATCCGGTATTATTGAACTTTATTTGACCAGCTGCAGCCCTCGCCGACGCCTGAGCAACTGAATCAAGATCACCAACCAAAGTAGCAGCCCTATGACTTAATACAGCCAGCGCCTTGTTCTGTTCAGACCAACCATCCACCCCCAGCCATGACCACGTTCTTGCTCTACGCTCATACATCTCTGCAGTAGAAGTTAAGTCTGATATACGTTGAGCCGCCGTCTCTGTCTTGCCGCTGAGCCTATCAATCGCAGAACTTATGGAGTCAATGATCGTGACCATTGTTTGGCTCGCCCCTACGGTTTCATTCATTTTGCCTATCAGCATCTGCAATGAAATCGTCAGGGTATTGCTTGCCTGATCCATCGTCCTAGGCAGCTTTTTAAACTCTTCATTCAGAGAGTCGGATTGCTTCATTATCGCGTTGATAGCATCTTCAGCGCTTAATTTGCCTTCCAGCATCGCTTGTCTTAGCTGACCACCAGTCATGCCAAGACCGACCGCAATTTGACGAGCAAGCTCCGGCATCTGCTCAACAATAGAGTTAAACTCTTCCGCCCTCACCGTACCGGAAGCAATAGACTGACCAAATTGCCTCAAAGCATTTGCCATCTCTTCGGAAGAGCTGCCGCCAACTCGGCCAATTTTCTGCAATGTGTCGGTAAGTGCCAATATCTGTGAGTTTGTGGCGCCAGTCTCTTTTAGAGACGCAGTCATAGTTTCCCAGAGCTTAGCTGTATCCTTCAGGCTGGAGCCAGTATTTGAAGCTATAGTCGCTAGCCCCATAAAGGTGCTTTTAGCCGTTGATGTGTCGCTGGTTAAGCGTGCTATCCGTGCCTGCAGCTGAGTGATGTTATCAGCTACGGTTAAAAAAGCTTTTCCATAGTCGATTATTAAAGAAACTGAGATTGCACTCGCCACCCCAGTTAGGACGGTTTTTAAGCCACCCATTGAATTGCCAGCCTTATCCGCAGAGGATGATAAGGCATCGACAGACTTCGAGGCTTTCCCTGTTTGGCGCTGCATTTCCTCGAGAACAATAGAAGCCTTGCGACTGCCAGTGATCATTTTGGCCGTTTCAATATCAACCTGATAGACCAGGCTTCCACCATCTTGCTCTGACATTTAGCGATCTCCGGGCATAAAAAAACCCCGCCGAAGCGAGGTCGTTCTTAATTAATATTTTCTAGGCGTCTTCACCACACATGGCCGTATAGCCATACATGTCGCGTGCATCATCTTCTGTTGATATTTTCTTACTTCCAACCTTATAGGTCACTGCTTTGCTGAAATATCCCTTTTCTTTCATGCTCATGTCTATCATGAAAGAATGAAATCCAGCATAAGCGCCGAATCCATTCTTAGCATTAACTTGCCCGCACACTAAGACGAGAACTGTTCCATCCTCGTTTTCTTGAGTTTTTGCTACTCGCAAATATCTAAACTTCGCACTGTCAGGGTCTTTCAAGTCTGCAGAAATTTCCTTCTGTGCAAGTTCTAATGCTTTTTCCTCACCAGGCTTACATGCCGTCAAAGCCATGACAGCGAGTGCTACTGCTAATGTCTTTTTCATTCTTCCTTGCCCATCAATCAAAGATGACCCGATCTTAGCAGAGAGCATGACGTAGGCAACGAAAAAGCGAAAATTGCGGCGCATGAAGTCTTCGGTTAAACGCGCTAAGCTACTCCCACAGCTACTCATCAACCCGGAGAACAACAATGACAGTAAGTGCTGAAGATTTACGAAATGGCTGCCAATGGCTCGCCAGAGAGCTAACACGACTGGAGCAGCTAAACAGACCTTTAAGTTTCAAAGACTTTTACAAGTGGTCAGAAGATGGGGTGTTTATAAAAACCATTTTCAAAGAATACGGTCAATTTATGAAAGGCATCCAAATACTCGATCCAGATTATGAGCATCATAACAAGAAGTTGTTGGTGTTTATGGAGGGTGCGCTTGGTCGCCATACTAACGTCATCACCAGTGGTACCTATGGTGTGGTGGATAACGCCTACCTTCTTGCTATCAACGTGATTTTTGCCATATCACGCGAAGCCGACGATTTCTAAGCAAAAACCTCCACCTGAATGCGTTAACTTTAGGTAAGCACATGGATAAATTTGATAGAGCCATTCAGCGAGATCTACTGCAGTACCTTTGCGACATTTACCCTATCGCGCCAGACAGTAATTTAATTGATGGATTTGCCGATAAATTTGGTAGTGTAGACATCCTTACCGCCAACCTCATGTATCTTGAAGGCCATGGCCTTATCGATATTAAACTGAGCAGGGAGTTAGGCAACCGCTCCCCCAGAGCCATCTACTCATTTACAAAAATCACGAGCAAAGGAATTGACTTTATTCGTAATGATGGCGGTTTAGGAGCGATAATTAACGTCCAGACTATAAGGCTTCATCGCGATTCCGTTGTCGTTCTCGAGGATCTCATTGCAATATCTAATATGAGCGATGCGGAGAAGGATAAAGCTAAATCCACACTTGGTGAGATGTCGACTGAAGCTATCAAGTCTGTTGTTCAGTCGATCACAACTGCTGGAATTTCTGCCTTACTGGGGAAATGACAAACCGGAAAATAAAAAGGCCACGGAATTATCGTGCCAGAAAGCAAAAAGCCCACTCCGGTGGGCTTTTATCAGTTAGTAGTTTCTCTCAGCACGCTTCATCAATCTGTCTTGTGGCGATTGAGTTTTGGTAGACAGAGGAGCGACAAACTCTTTCCACTCTTTGCTGTCTTTCTGAGCAGACGATTGTTTGCCATTCAATTGATAATCATCGTTCTGGCCTGCGCATCCAGATAGAACTATCACACCCAGGGCAACCAGCAGTGACTTACGCATATCTATATCCTTATAGGAACAATCAACTCATCAAATGATAACGAATCTCACTTGTGAGGTAAAGCAAGCCTTAGAATGCAAAAAGCCCACTCAAGTGGGCTTATCTTCATCGCTATTGAGGCGCATCAGGGAACGGCATCCAGTGGCTCACTGTAAGATTAGAGTACTGAGTACTTCCATTAAGCGTTACTGCCTGAAAACCGTTGATAGGGTTGAAATTGGCAGAGCCAACGCCCTTGTCTGTTGCGACGATTACGCGATAAAGGCCAGCCTCTGGCAGCTTCTCGCCTACCGATATCCATTTCATAGCAATCACCATTGTTAAGGATGATTGAGCACTGTAGCACAAAGCAAAAAAAATCTTATGGATGCGCTCTAACTAAAGAATGGATTCAGTGGATCGTCCGCTAACATGAATGGGATATGGTTCTTAGAGTAACCGACAATGACAATCTCATCAGCACCCTTCTTGTAATAGTGAATGCATTCTCTTGATGCCTTACCACCAGGATTGAATGCTAAGCGTACCGTATAGCACTTAAACGTATGAGGAAACCAGCTTAAGCCACTGTGATAATGCCAGTACCCATTTTCTTCATAGCCATCAGCCCCTTCAATTTTGTCATAATTATCATCTACATGAGAAGGTTTATTTTTACCAATTAGAGATTTCCCTTCACCTAAGTCAACAACAAATTGAGCTATTTTTTTTTGTTCACTTGCAGACAAAAATGGCCAGTCGGTACAAAAGTCACTATTATTTGCTCCTTCACGGAAGAAGCCTGAAAGAGTAGCTGTGATCATGCTTACAAATACCTAACAATAATTATCCTTTGTTACTAGGCATCATTGCTGCAAGCACATCCGCAACAGACATCCCTGCCTTGTAAGTAACATCTTTTTCATTTTTAGCATTAGCTCTGTGTAAAATTTCAGCCCCAAGTCCAGACCAAAACTCTTCCGCGTGATAGTTACGGGCAAACTGCGTCACACCAGTGATTGCGGAAATCTGAAGACATTGCAGCAACACATCGTCAACAGTGAAGGACTCTGACGGCGCGTAAACTTCCCATGCTTTAGGGTACCTATGGCCATAGGCTCCTCTATCAGCTCGACAAGCCAATGAGTTCGATGAAAAGACTGGTTCATCAACTAAGAACGCTGCCTCATAACTTGCAGCGGAACTATTGTCTGCTGTAGTTACAAATAACATTGTCACTCTCCTGTTGCTTCTTTATGCTTCTTAATCGCCTTTCCTAAAGATTCGTATAAAGCCTCAGCTCTTGATGTTGTCATCGTCACGGAACCAACTTTTTTGAGGACTACTTTAGAAGCGCCAGGCTGTCCTTTCTCATTGGTATAGTTCACAACCGATGGAGCTGCAAAGGCAATGTTTATGAAAGATCCACCAGGCGTTTTGTATCCAGTAATCGCAGCCAGCTCAGAGTAGATTTCTCTACAATCAGCCGATTCTACTACTGGTTGCTGTCCTACGCTTCTATCTGCTTCTGCCATGTGCTAGTTACCATACGCCGGATTTTAAGGATTCTTGCATTAAACGATAATGCTTATCATTACCGTCAAATACTGTAGTGTATGAAGTTTATTACCTTAGTCATATTCTTTCAATGTCGACAGCACGTTTTCTCACTGTCTATTGCTCTCTATTGCTGTCTATTCGCCCTGTAGTGAACTCATAAAATCCATCGCGCCTCCCCATGTTTGCAAAAAACGCTTCTGCAGATTGGTTCTGCTTCGATTTTGGGCTATCGATTTTTTTGCGTTTTCATCATCGCCTGCCAGCGCTTCTCGTCTTCGTCCATCACCTGATCGTACTCTTCGCGCGTGAAGCCTTTCTGCTCTGGGTACTTTGCCGCCAGCAGCAACTGAAACTCGGTCATCGAAAGGCACTCTGCTTCGGCGCGGGGCATGTTGAAGTGATTGCGCGCTGCGCTGATGTACTCAAAAGAATTGAACTCGTTCACGTAACTGTTCGACTCGTGACGCTGCAACTTGCGTATCTTTGCCTTACCGATGATGCCGTGGGTGATCAGCAATTGGCCGATCACAATGATATCGCTCGCCGGCATCTTGCCGCGGCGAAACACGAAAGCTCTCTTCCCTCGTTTGCTTGGTCGCAACTCTCCCACCAGCGCGCTAAGGTCATCATCACAGCATGCCTGCATGACGATCATCCCGGCGAATATTGCTGAGCTACTGAATGACGGCGCGTTGATGTATGCCAGCAACCACCCAGGAACCTCACCGTATGCCTCAACAGCGGCTTCAAGTAACCGCGGAGCTTCACTGGTATGGAGTTCAGCAAATCGCTCTACAATCTCCGCTGGCGAACCTATGCGGGTCATGTTTGCGAACGAAGGTCGAAGGAAGTAATCGCGATCGGCATCGGTGATGACCATCTCGCCTAATTCAGTAATTGGTGTCATTTAAACCTCAAAACGATGGCATCCCTGCCAATCTTCAGTCAAAAGCCAGGAAGGTACATCTGCACTTCATCAGCAACACGCTCTCGGGCAGTGTGAAGAAGGCGTTTTCGACCGCCGACACCCCACTTCGCCATTTGGCTGGCGCACTGGCTTATTTCCTTGGATTCGGTCTTGATGATGTGGTCTATTTTGTTCAAGCGAGACATGGCATCAATACCATTGCGGATCACTGCCTGGAACGTCTGATAAACCTTGATCTCAAACTTTGCGCTAAGCCATGCCGCATATCTGATAGCCACCAACTCCAGACCCCAGACCCCGTGATTAGGGCCTCCATTAACCGTTTTAAGCGCCGCTACTTTTGTAGCGGCGGTCAGTTCGCGCACAAACTCCTTGATTGATTTGCTTTTCGTGAAGTTGCTTGGGCGCTGTGACTCCGTGGCGTTACCTTCTGCTACAGCGGCAGCATGCAGATCATTGAGGTTATAGCGCCCCTCTTCATCAACACGAACGGAGACGCCGTTTACTGCTACGGTTGGATAGTTCATTCGGATTACCTTTTAGTGATGAACCTTGTCGCACAGGAAACGGCCCCAAGAAGGCTCCGACAGCCAGCCGGTTCCTCAAGGGTCATCCTGAAAGGTTCTTGGTTTGATTACTGCGCGTGCGGTGCGCGATGAATTTCAGGTACAAAAAAGCCCCGCATGAGCAGGGCTAGTCTTTGTCAGATCGACGGTCGGTTTCCCGACCATTTGCTATGCGGTAACGGTGATCGCGCTGGTAGATGTTTTGGCGCCATCATTGGTGGTAAACGTGATTGTGGCCGCGCCGGCAGAAACGCCAGTAACGAGACCTGACTGATTGACGGTGGCCTTACCGGTTGCCGAGGATGACCAGGTGCCGGTTTTGTCGCTGGCATCAGCCGGCGCCACGGTAGCGGTAAGCTGTTGAGTAGCCCCTACAGCAATGCTTGCTGTTGCTGGCGCCACTGTCACACCGGTAACCGGGACATCCGCGGCGACTTCAAACACGACAGTATCGGCATCAGCAACTTTCCACTCGCCGGAGAAAGTGGAGATGTCGCTCGTGCCAAAATCACCAGACCACGACGTAGTGTTGAAGTAGCCCATGATGTAGGTGCCGGAGTCTTCGCCGACGAAATCGAATCGCACCCAGATCGACGGCTGCCGGCCAGCCTGCACTTCATCGAAAATGTACTTGGAGATGTTGAGAGCGCCGATCTCAGTGGTTTTGTCTTTACGGCGGAATTCACCTTCACCGGAAATGGTGAAATCCATGTTGGTTACCAGGTTCTCCACCAGCCCTTTCGCGTCGTCTGCTTCAGACGTCACGGAGTTTGGCGAGAAATCGAAGCCCTTGGTGGTCAGCGCGCCGAGACGCTTCCAGTCACTCAGTGCCGGCAGCGTGTCAGCACAGCCGAACGCCATACGCAGCACCGCGACTTTACCGATCAGCTTACCGGTATCATTTGCACAACCTTGCATGTGTTACCTCTTCAAATAAAAAAGGCCGCCCATAGGCAGCCTGATGGATAGATATGTGCGTTATTCGCCGTAGGTGCAGCAGACTAAAAGTCGGTAGATTAATCGCCCCTCTGCTGATGGGATTGGCGTTGGAGATCCTCCAAGCAGACGCATGGCGCCAACACAGCTATCAGCGCCCTGCTGGCTCCTGATGTAGTCGCCGATTTTGTTCGCCGCGGCATCTGCTTCTGCGTTCTTCCCTTTGGCCCCGACTACATCGACCATTACGAAGAAATCTCCACCGCGGTCGTATTGAATATCTGAACCACCACCTGGCCGGAACACGATGAAAGCGTCGGATAACTTACCCGTGTCGTTCCACATCAGCGTTTGGATGGTGAGCCCCGCGGTTAGGCCTGCGCTCTCGAAAAGATTTCGTAGGCGGAGATACATTGGAGGTGTCACAGCATCATCTCCTTCCTGATTATCTCGTCCACTTGCCGGCGGGTTTTCTCTGCAGCCTTGGTGAGGAATTTAGGTTCACCAGATGGATCCCAATAATTACCGCCACCTTGCGACTTAGGACGCGGCAGCCCTTTTAAGATGCCACTGGCGTTATGAACATAAACCGCATAGTTGGCCGAATACCCGATACGCCCAGTGATGCGTGTTCCATTCACTACGGGGGTGTCCTGGTATTGCGAGTTAATCAGTACCGAGGTTTTACCTATTGGGGTCATCAGGGCAGCCTCATTGCCGATGATAAACAGCGCTGTTTTGATAGCCCTGACAGCCTTTCTCGTCCTGACATCCTCAACCACGGCATCAAGACGCTGCTGGGCCTCTTTGATACCCTTTATCTTTACGCCCATCACTACACTCCCGTCAGAATGGCTATATCCTCTGCCAGGCGGTCAAACGTGTCGGCATAGCGGATCACCTGCACCACCTCATCGGCACCCGCAGCGATCGGGTCTACCATGGTAGACACGCCGATAAGCAGATAGTCGCCTTTCTTGGCTTCGGTGAATTCAGTCCATACAGTGTTTTTTACAGTGATTTCCGAACCGATATTGTTCAACTTCGCCGAGAGTCCGCCCTGGTAATCGCACATGATAATTTCAGGCGGAGCCCAGCCCAGAGGATCGCTCGCTTCGCTATTGCCGAGATTACGCCATATCGTGGCCTCAGCCGTGTATGACCAGTTGGCTAATGATGACATGTCACTCTCTCCAGCTAATCACCGCAGGCCGTTCTGCCGCGATTTTCGGGCAATTAAATTTCCACTCACCGCGGTCATTAACGAATCCCGTGGTTTGCCTGGCCGTATCAGTCTTCACCCAGACGCGCTCAAAAGGCTTTGGTAACCGTTCGGCGACAGGTATCCATGCCATCAACCACCACCGCACATGCAGCCGCCCTTGCCGATCCAGATACCGGCAAAAGCCTTGTTTGTTGGGTCAGGTGGAATCAGGCCTGTAGCGCACCCTTTTTTGTCCAACCCGCGCAGCAGATTCAGCGCCCCTTTCCAGCGATCGCTAAATGACTGATAGCGGAACGAACGCGATGCCCCGCTTGGCGCCGTTTGAGAGCTGATGTATTTATCGCCCTGGCCTAATCCCATAAGCCTGAGAAGATAGAGTTGGATGAGTAACGCTGTGGATGCTGGGTAATTCGCATCCAGACATTCCTGAATGCTGTTCACCTGCTCCACCAGCGCATCCAAGACGAAATCAGGCAAGGTGATACCCTGTGACTCCAGATATTCCTTGGCCTTTTCTTTAGTCACCATGGCTGATTCCTGTAAGAAGAAGCCCCGCCGAAACGGGGCAAAAAAAAACCGCCTTGGCGGCGGCTGTTATTCAGCAGGGAACAGATTTTCGAGCTCGCCTTCCGGCAACAGCTCAGCGAGCTTTTCTTCGCCTAGGTTGCCTTTGAACTCAATCCCCAGATCAGTGAGCCGCGCTTTGATAGCATCCTTGCGCGACTTGGTTTCGTTGCCGGCATCCGGGGTGGCCGGGGTCAGTTCACCGCCAGCCGCGCCACGCATCAACCGAACGTTAGATTTCAGCGCTGGGTGAAGCTTTTCCAGTTCCAACACATCCCCGATCTCTACGCCATTCCAGGGGCGAATAACTTCGTATTTAGCCATGTTTCCCCCTTACGCCAGATTGGCGCCGTAGACAACACCGGAAAGCCCCTGCTCGTCCGCAATGATTTGCAGACCTTCAGCAGACATGATCTGGAAGTTGTAGTTAACGTTAGGCAGAGGGCGCGGCAGCGGAACAACACCCACAGCCATGCCGACCAGCGGAGAGATCACATCACGGCGACGGACGTAAGCGACGAACTCATTACCCTTCAGTGCAAAGGTCATGCGAATTTCTTTAACCGGTGCAAATGGCAGTACCGCCTGCAATACAGTGCCACTCACAACGCCGTTGACCACGTATGGCTGCGCCAGGTTTGCCCAGATTTCTGGGGATACCCACATCACGTCGTACTGAGAGACTTTGTTGGCGCGCACCAGCGCACCGAATGCACCTTTGCCGAAGAACTCGAACAACTGAGTCATCGTTGCTGCAGTCAGATCGATGTTTGCGCCGCCGGCACCAGCCCCCAGATTGAGCTTTTTGGTGTTGCGGTGATTTTTAATGCCCTGCGCAGGATAGGACTGAACCTGGATGTTAGGATCACCGTTGAGGTAATAGTTGACGCGCTTCTGGTTGAACTTACGCATCTTAGCCATTTGCGAGTCCAACACCAGATCGATACCCACGGTGTTCAGCCCGGCAGCATGACGCCAGTTCACACCATAGCCGGCAGTGAATACCGGAATTGGGTCGCCATCGCTGGCGTATTCTGTGTGGTCAAAGGAGAACGGCGCCTGGCCATCAATGCTTACCGACACATCATCAGCAATATCACCTACCACGCTATACAGCTTGGCAGTTTTGCCGACGGACAGAACCGTTTGTACGCCGGCCAGATCGTTGATGATTTCCATGCCAACTTCCTGATCGCGCAGTTGCAGTACCTGGCGATCAATTTCAGCCCAGAAATCACGAGTAAAGCCACCAGCAGCGTTTACTGCCAACCACTCCTGTGTCATGTGGGCGCGGTTGGCAGCGATCATGGCGTTATGATTGGCGTTCCACATATTGCGGTTCGCCCACAGTTCATTCCAATGACCGCCGAGGCGGCTGTTTGCAGCCAATGTCTCTTTGGAGAAATACATGTGCGTTTATCCTTCTTTTAAGCGCCAGCGGCGACAGTGCCAACGCGCATACGCACGCGGATGAAATCGGTAGCGCCGGCGGCGATGGTAGCTTCGTCCTGGCTGTAACCGATCACTGAGTCAGTGTCAGCAGTTGCCAGGGTGAATTGGCCGTTAGCGCCAAGCTTGATCGGGCTGTCTTTCTTGTACGTGCCAGGTACGCAGAGCAGCGCCAGTTCACGGCCTTCTTCCACGTAGTTGCCTACAGCGGAATCGCCTGCAGGAACCGCTTCGGTGATTTTCAGCCCTTGATGGTAGGCAACGTCGATGATGTAGATACGACCCTTTAGCGAGGTAGCCTGAGCGAATTCATCGCTGGCGTTGATGACGGCAGCAGTGCCTGGCAAAAGTGCCGCGGCAGTGGTGCGAGTTTCGGTCTTATACAGCGACTTTCCGTCGATGTTTACGCGACGATAACGTGGCATTGGATAGCCCCCTTATTTGAAGTATGCATCTGCGGCAGGTGCGCCGGATTCTTGCTGATGCTGGCCTGAGTTACCTGCCAGCGGCGCCGATTCGCCCAGCGTTTTAAACATCGCTTCCAGCGCTTCGCCTTGCAGCGCGTTTGCCACGATTTCGCCGTGAACTTTCGCCACTGCTTCACGCTTGGTTTTCTCTTCTGCGCGGGAGTTGGCAGTAAGAGTTTCGGCTAGTTGGGTATGGTTGGCCTGCAGCGCTTCAACTTTCTCGGTAATAGGCTTGAGCGCCTCGGCGAAGTTGGCGGCCAGGCCTTTGCCGATTTCGGTGATCAGCTCTTGTTTCTCTTCAGTGGTTAAAGGCATGTCGCCCTCCGTTTGGTGGTTGGTTGCAGGTTGTCCCTGCGGATTGAAAAGGGATTTAACTTTGTTGGCGACGACCGTCACCCAGGATTCCTGCCGCGAAACCGGTGTGCCGGTTTCATCGAAGGTAATTTTCCCACCCTCAGACGAGTAGCCATAAACCTGGGCTGCGCCGCCGTTGCGGATGATCACGACCTGCGAGTCGGTGAAGTCAGCCACCCAGGCATATTCATTTTCGCCGGGAGCGAATCTTTCTTTTGCTGCTCGGTCGAGACGTTGCTCACGATCCCGGTAGGATTCGCCAATCAGCGCGCCAGAGTTAGCTTTTAACGGCGTGGCAAGGTCAGCGTTAACCATCAGACCAACGCCCTGCTCAGGTGTCGCTGCGCCTACTTCATGCAGCAAGATTGCGTCATGATCCATGCCGTGAATCTTCGCCACCCACTTGGCACCTGTGGCCTTCTGTTGCTCATTGGGCTCAAGCTGGTCGAGAAACACCGCAACGCTGGTATGAATAGGTGGAACATCTTCGCCGCGCTCAATGGCCTCTACGCGGGAGATAAGCTCCCTACCTCCCTCGCTCTGGTTAGCGATCTGGGTATCAACCCACTTCTCCAGGTAGATCCGGTTGCCCGATTTCTTCACATTGCGATTCCAGGCGCCGATATGACCCTGGTTGATACCTTCAGGAGAAAAGGCAGAGATGAATGCGCCATTTAGCTGAGGATGCCCCAGCGGCGCCAGCGTGCCTTCAAGCCCTTGATAGTGAGCATCGATTTCGCTGGCCGTATACAGCCCATCATTCATGACCACGTTTGCGGGCAGTGTGTAGCTCGGCAAAACAAGATGCTCGCGGCCGTTATATGACTCCCGGCGAATTGCATGGCTGTTGACCTTCGTAGTGACGTTAACTTGAACTTTCATGGATTAACCCTCTGCCCATTTGTAGCCTCTCTCCTTCATGTCGTTGAACGTCTGCTTGGCCTTGTCGATGATCGAAGGAGTGAGAGGGTTCCCCTTGTCATCCACCAGCACGGAAAGCTGAGAGCATTTGCAGTTGATGGCATTGCCGTTCTTCGTGTACCACTCCCTCACCTCATCCTGCGTGTACAGGTGAGCATGTCTGGCGGCATGTGTTGCTCGGGTGGTAGGGCTTAACGCAGAGATGTGAAGCAGCTTTGTTTTGATGCCGTAGCGGTCTTGCGCATCCTGAGCTTCATCCCAACGTGCTCGCCGCAGTGCGGTCGTGATCTCAGTCCTGGCAATGCGACTCGCGCGTCGGGTTTCAATGCCGGTTTGCTCGTTGAGGTTTTTGGCTACGTCTCGCGGATTGAGCCCCCTGGCAATGCCATCAGTCAGAATTCGCGCCATATCGCTCTTAACCTGAGCGCTGAGCCCTTTCATCTCTTCGAATTCACGCGCTCTGACCAGAATCAGCCGCAGCTGATAGGGTTCACTCAACAAGATGTTGGGAACATCCTGCTGGCCGGCAGCGTAAGCAGAGGATTGCTGGGAGAGGTTGTAATACTCCTGCGCCGTTCCTCGCTGGTAAGCCACGGACACATAGCGGCCAAAGAACCACAGATTGAACTCCCCACCCTCCAGCAGAATTTCGTCCACCAGCGCTTCACCGTTCTGAAGCAGCATCGACAGAAGCCCCTGATCAAGACGGAAGGTGTAGCGCTCGTTTACGACGGGTTCAGAGGGGATGCGGTTTAGAATGTCGATATAGCCTTTCGTTATCAGCTTCATGCGCTTTGCAAACTCACGCATGGCGCCACGCTCTAACTTATCAACTCCTGTGGGATCTTTGATGTTGCTCGGCAGGATTGGAGGCTTAGGTTTCGTCGTCATCCCCTGTCTCTCCAAGAGGCTCGCCGCCTTCAGTTTCGAATCCTGCAGCAGTGCGAATTTCCTCACCGCTGAACGGCGCCGTATCACCGCTTTCAACCATAGCCTTGTTCACTTCTGCCATGGTCTTAGAGTCTGCCAGGCGCTCAGCGCGAGTCTGTTGATTGAGATCGTCCCAGATAACCGTTTTCTGGCCGACAGAATCGATAATTCTCAGGTCGATCAGCTTGTCGCAGAAGTCCTCAATTTCGAATGACAGATTGCCACGGCGACTCTGGCAGCGTCCGTTCATGTACTTCTGGTCTTCGGTGCTTGAGCGCTCAGCCTGCTGGTTGCCTACCAGTATCCGCGAAGGAATATCAACGCCGGCAGAAGCCGTTTGCAGGTTCACGCTATAGGTTGGGCTTGGATCAGACACTGGTGAAACAAGGGAGGTAACAGCTGCACCCTGTAGGCTCATCAGCACATCGTTGCCGCGGTTCATCTCGCGCGCGGCTTCGTTGAACTTGTCCTGCAATTCGTCAACGCTTACGCCATACATAGACGCCAGACTGCCGAAATCGATCTCTTTGTCGAAGCTCAGCGCCAGCTGCCGCGCTGCATTCTTCAGGAATGACTCACCGGAACCGCCCTCTACTTTCTCCAGACTGACGAAGGCGTTGTATGCTGGCTCAAGGAACCCGATAGCGTCATCGGTGTAGTCGCCAAGGATGAAGATCCGGTCTGGATGGATTTCGACACGTCGCGAGGCTCCATTTGAAAGCCGCTCTGTGTATTGCCACATCTTCGGCTGGCCGTATGTTTGCGAGTTAAGCCCGGTATCCCACTCGCTCACGTTTAGTGAACCAGCCCAGGCTACCGTGACTTTTTCGAGGCCTCGGCCTCTGGTTACTTCGTTATTCCATGGTTTGTTGTCGCGGATGTGCAGCAAAATGCCAGAGTAACGCCCGACAAGCCGCCGGCGGTCAGCCTCTGCAAAAGCGCGCCATAACCGGTTCGTGAATACCGGTTTGAGTTTTTTCTCCCAGGCAGTTTCCGCGCGCTTCTCGTCGGCCTTATCACCCTCGATGATCTCCGGGTTGGTCTGCCAGCATTTGCCCACCAGCTTTTCCACGGCGCCATGTGCAATCCCACCGCGGCGATATAACGAATAGAGGTTGTCGTAGGTTACCTGCTCAGGAAAGCCGTATTCGCACCAGGCGGAGCCGCGTTTATTATCCAGGCCCATAGATGGCCCAAGCATCGCCATACGAGCACGCTCAATCCTGGCGTCGTTCAACGCGTGGTTGACGGCCAGTTGGAGATTTTTGTTCATGTGGTTTCCGTTTGGAATGGTTTACCGGAGTCGCTTAGGGATCAGCATCCCGACGGCCTGAGATTTGCGTTTGATATGTCCATCCAAGCTGTAGCGTATCCCATCCCAACAGTGCTCATTGCCATCTGCCAGTTTTGGTAACACTTCACCGGTGATACGGTCAGTTTTGTAAGACCAGAGCCGTGCCTCGCGCGCCACGTTCTTGCAGCGAGGATGAATGATTATTTCGTCAAAGCCACGGAGATGGGCGATCCCGTCCTCAACGCTTCCCTGCCACTTTTCAGCAGCTGAAATATTGAATCCCTGTCGCTTGAGATAACTGATTGTCTCCGGGCGCGCTGAGTCGGCCTTAATGGGCCAGTCACGCACACCGGGGATGGTGTCGTACAGCTCAGGCATGTGGTCAAGTTCGGTATGCTGACCATATGCCTCATATTCGATGTAAAGGCGGTTATGCAGAATGAATGAACGCACCAACGTATTCGGGTCTTTAGCGAAACCGAAGTCGGCACCGAAGAACAGGCGTTCCGCCTCTTTCCAGAGATTGTCGGAAAATTCAGCAATCCGATATTTGCCGGCCAGTACCTGCTTATCCGAGTTTTCGAGGTAAGCCCCTTCCCATACCCATGCGTATGTTGCCGGATCAAGACGGCGCTCATCGTTCAGCCGCTCACCTTCCAGCACGTCGGGGAACCAGGGATTATCGGTGTAGTTCATCTCAACGGTAATGCAGTCATCGCCAGCCTCTTTGCGAAAACGCTTATCAGTGGCACTACCGTCGCGCTCTGGGTTCCACGTTACCCAAATCTCTGAGCCTTCCTCACGTACGGTAGGGCTCAACTTCTGCCAGGCTATTTCGCTGACTGATTCAGCCTCATCAACCCAGCATAAAAGGATACGTGCTTTCGACTTGATGCTGTCGAGGTTATGCCGTAGGCCACAAAACACGTAATTCACACTTTTATCGATAGTTCGGATGTACTTCTCACCAATATCGAAGTTGGCTGCTAACCATGGCACCGATAGGATCGCCTGCTTAACCTCCTGCATGCTCGACTCTTCCAGTGAGTTCATGAACTCACGAGCACACAAGATCACTCCAGCTTCGCCATTCATCATCGCCTGGTAGGCTTTAACTGCTGTCATCATGGCAAAAGTGCGTGTCTTAGCACTACCGCGGCCACCGTGTGAGCAGCGATAGCGCTTATCTATGGCGGTGAACAGCGGAGCTAACTTGGCGGGAATTGGCAGTTGAACAGCTTCACTCATTTTTCGGCTCGACTGGCAGTAGCTGAATTACTGTTGGTTTAGGCGTCATGCTGCCGTCTCCAGACCGGTGATCAATTATCACCTTATCCAGTCCAAGTAGCTTAGCCTTACCCATCGTAGCGCCTACGGCGGCGGATGCTTGAGCCGTATCGGAATCAAGAGCTGCACGCCTGGCCTCCTCAAGCTCGATAAGCAAATCGTCTACAGTAAGGTTATGCCTCTGGCGGTGTTCTCCCTGTAGTGCTGCGATCCTTGCCGTAATCTTGCCGTTGTCGAGCAATTCCTTTGCCTTCCGGTTAACGCTCTCTGGCTTCATCCTGTCAGCAGCATACGCCTTCCTGTACGCCTCCGACGCGTTACCGGTTTCGATGTATGCCTGACAGAAAGCCTCTTGCTTAATTGTCAGCGTCATTCTTATGCCTTAGTGAATGCCTGAGCGTATTCAGCCATACGGCCAGGGGTTAACTGGATAACGCTCATGTCACCCAATAGCCGGAAGCCAGCGGAGATCTTCGCGTTGCAAATTAATGGTGAAATCGGCGTGGTCAGAGCTAACTACGATGTCGTAGTCAGTTGCTGTAGTGCCACCGGCATCGATAACCTGGAAATACTCAGTCTTTGTAGGAGTGGCATGGAGCCAACCAACCCGCCTTGAGGGAAACGTGATGCTGCGACGTCCATTGCGTTATATCGCGTGATCTGGCTCTTCATCTCGTGATTTTTCCCGTTTGTAAACACACAAGGGTGCATTTTGGGGCCGTGATTTGTTGGTTCCATCCCAGTTTATAAACACTCTTGACGTACTGGCGCGACAGTCTGCCAGTTTATATACACACAGAGCTTGACCTGCTTCTCCTCATCCAGTTTATAAACACTTCCCAGCCTCGCCTTATTCATACATGATATGATTTGATGTCCAACAACCACCATAAGTCAATCACATGCGATTATCAGCAATTCAAAAAGATACCTTATTTATCCTGCATGCTTTTCGCTTAAAGGGGCGTTCAGCAGGCATACGTCAAACTGCATTGTTCAACATCGTTAGAGCCAATCGCTCCGTCGAGCTTTTTCCTAACAACTACAGCCTGTCCTGCCGAACGCTGGCAAAGAATGGCCTGATCCTCCTTGAGAGGGATGAGAGTTTAAGGTTGTATCTCACGTTGACGGAGAGTGGCGCCAAGGCCGCAGAGAGTATCTATGAGGAGAGAGCGGCATACGGATAATAGCCGTATGCATTGACAATTACATAGACCGGCGGTAATCTTACATCGTAGTACGGCTATCATCCGTACTAGATTTGATGATGAATCTTAATTTAGAAGATACATATACTGAAAAAAACGTAATCAGGAGTTAATAATGGCAAATCATAATTTTAGTAATTTCAATAGTTTAAGACGAAGGCCTTTTACTGGAAAAAGGTAACGTCGCCTGTCAGAAGGAGAGTTTAGAGGAATATAGAGAGGTTCAATATGGCAACCACTACTGTCTCGCAGATGCCTGTGGATGTAGCTAAAGGTTTAAAGAACGCAAGAGTCGAGTTGAAGACTTCTGTGAGTTTAAAAGATGTACTTCGTGAAGCGGCGGCTGTCGCTGGTTTGGATTTGACGTCGTTCATACTGAATGCCGCCCTGGAAAGAGCTGAAAGCGTGTTGGACAACCAACGGCGCCGTGAGCTATCTGAAGGGGCTTGGCATCAGTTGAATCAACTTATGTCTGAACCTGCCGCACCAACGCTTGCCCTGAAAGCCTTGATGAGGAGGAAGAAACACAATGGGGAACCAGACCACAAGTGATGTAAGTAACGCGGACGTAATGGCCTGTACGTATCAGGCGGATATCACATACCCCGGTCAGAAGAAGTTTGATTGTGGGAAAGATGCAGTGAATACCTTTGTTCGCGGTTCACTCAAAAAAAACGTTGCCGATGGGAATTGTGCTGCAAAGTCGCTGATCGATAAGAACACTGGTGAGTTGATCGGGATATGCAGTTTTACAGCGTTTAGCCTGGAAAAAACGGCATTGAGCGGGGTAGTTACCGGCTCTCTTCCTCGTGAAGTTGGCGTTGTTCGACTAGTAATGCTTGGTGTAGCCACTAAGTATCAAAAGCAAGGCTACGGTTTGGATCTGCTGTGTGAGTTCTTTGAGCAGATTAAAATCATCCACAAGGCATTGCCTATAAAAGGCGTCTATCTAGACGCTGACCCAGAAGCGATTGGTTTTTACGCTCGTTATGGGTTCGTCCAGCTGAACTTGCCGCCGAACAGTCTGGGTGCTGTGCCTATGTTCTTGGGCATTCAGCATATACTGGCGGCTTGATTCGCTAAAATTAGAAGCCCCGTCAATCTATGACGGGGCTTTGCTCAGCATTTATTCACTTCATTGGTTGCTTGTTTTCAACAGCGGCCGCCTTGTGTGACCGTGTCACGTGTGCCTGTTTACCCTTCCAGCTGTAACACCCCATGATCTTCTGATTCCGAGTATGCGATCAGACCGTTGTATTCAGGAATCTGCTCACCATTCTCCGCTTCCCACGCCGGAATTGTGCTGGTTGTAATTGTGTAGGCCGGCTGGCCGTCTTCGGCAGCGAATCGGGCCAGTTCTTTAATTTGTTCTTGTGTCAGTACAACGCTCATTTTTTTCTATCTTCATCAAGCTGGCGGATAGCTAGGAGTTGGTTGTTAGCTTTGTCGATCGCCGCAAGAAGCGGATCAATCCACAAAACTGCTTGGCAATATGTCAGTTCGCCGGCGGCAGAGGTACGAGCACTGGCTGTGTCAGTAATGGCGGGATTGGCTGGCATTGCGCTGGAACGTAGACTGTACGTGTAGTCGAGCAGCCCACCAGCAATAGCGGCAGGCACAGCCAGATCGCACGTCGGCTGTTTCTTGAGGATCGTCCGGTATTCAATTTCTTTCCCCTGGGTGGCTGCGTCGGTATTGATGCCGTACTTTGTCGCTGCGTTGCTGATTTCGTTGGCGCGCTGGAACTGAAACGCCTGTGTGGCGATTATATTCGCCTTCAGGCTGTTATCGCTCTGCAGCTGCTTAACCTGCTCACCGGCCTTTACTGCGTTGCTGTGGAAGTAAAACACCAGCCTGCCGGAAACAATCAGCGCCTGCAGCAGCAGGACGATCGCCATCGTGCGGAAGCTGAATGAGGTGTTCATGACAAAAACATCTCGCGCTCAGCTGTACGGCGATCGACCAGACCATCCAACCGTTTACCACCGGCATTTATCCAGCGCCCAAATTGCTCGGCAGCGCCTTGCTTGTCGCCAGCGTTCAGCTTTTTCAGAAGCGTGGATGTGCTCAGTGACCGCAGGCCGAGGTTATACGCAAAGCTCACCAGCGCGTCGAACTGCCCCTGGGTAATTCGCGCCTTCACAAGCTGATTAACCCCCTGCTCATACTGCACAACGCCGCATTTCAGCAGCCGATCGGCAGTGGCCTGATCAATCTGCATTCCGGGGCCGACTTTTTTACCATCTACCGGCTGTGTCCATCCGTAGCCAATCGTCCAGACGCCCACCGAATCTTGATAGGCTTTCAACCGCAGGCCTTCGAAGCGCTTAATCAGCTCAATGCCGCTTTTACTGATATTCATTGCTATCGCTCGCTTTATTCAGGAATCGACGTTCCAGCGCCTTAATCAGCGACGCACCAGACCAACCAGCCATGCCGCACACGCCGCCCATAACTTCTGACGGCCAATCGTAATGCAGAGCGATCATCACCATGGTTAATCCGGCAAAGATAGAAACGAAGAGCTGTAGAAACAGCGTGCGCCAACTGAAGGCCTCGCCGTTTAGCACCTTGAATGAGTAACTGGCAATGGCTCCCAGCAAAGTCATGCCGAACGCAATCAGCATTGATAGGATGTTGGGTTCGTTCTTCCAGGGCATTTTCATAACCTCCCCCTTCCGGGGCTCTTTCCCGGCTTCGGGTTATGGGTAGGGTTCAGCCACCAGCCGTAAACGCTGCCGGTAAGAGGATGTGCCGTGTGTGTCGTCTGTTGGCTGGGGCTGAAATGCAAGAAGGCCCATATAAGGGGCCTGTGTAAATTACTTTGCTTTGGAAAAGCTAGGTCAATCTTGTCCGATTAAAACCGTAATGCTTGGCAGTGCATAGCCACCATTAGAACTTTCACTAACCGCCTGAATTGAGACAGACTGATTAGGTTCGATGTATGTGTTCCACGAGTTACAAGCAGTTGCTGGCATTGAGCCACCGTCGAGGAAAATCGCGCCTTCTGCTTTCGCTTCGGTTACCCATGAACCATTGAATACCAACATATGTTTCGCTTTTGATTTACCGCCTGGCGCGACGGCCATCAGAAGCGGCACGCAGACGCGGCGACGGTATGATACAGGTGGAATATGGAAGGTGTAACCGTTGTCCAGATAATGAGTTTCAGCAGCTTGCATGAGCATATCTCCTTGAAAAGTAGTTGAAATCGCCATCTATTTGGCGATGTCTAGACTTTACATCGAGACTCTAACTCATGGTAATCATTGGGGTTGTGTCAGTCGTAGGACAACATTGCCGATTCCTTGTCCACTGCTGAATAGCAAAAAACCCCGCCGAAGCAAGGTTTTGAAATTTGATAAGCTACGTCACTGCGTAACCACTCTTATCACAATAGCCAGTAAAAATCGTAACGAAAAGCGGAAATTTATGCGACTGCCGAAATTTCTGATCTGCTCGTCCATGCATCCATCTCAAGCGTTGCCCCAGTCATAGCCAAACAGCCTTCTATAAAGCTTTCCGCCATCATCAGCTTTTGCCTTATGTTCCCCTCTGAAACCTTCCATCTACGAGCTATCTCCGACTTTGACACCCCGTATCGGTAGTGCAGCATGATTACTCCGAGCTCTCTTTCGTCGCGTACCTTCTTCAATCTACCCACGGCACCGTCAACAATCAGGCCGTCATTATCGCAGCATGAAGGCTTACTCTTGCTCGTACTCGGCAGAAGCCCCTTAAACCCAGCAGCGATCGGAGAGTAGTCCACACCGCTGTTGTCTTTCGCCCACTGGCCCCAACGCTCTAAAACTAGCTGGATGTCTCTCATGCTTTTTCTCCCACGGCTTCCTGAAGTTGCTGGCGAATTTTTTGTAATAGCTTGCTGGCTTGGCGATGAACTCTTTCCGAACGCTTGTCGGCGGTTGAGAGCAGCAAAAGCTGCTCGTTCAGATTGGCTGTGTTCAGCAGCGCATCGCAGACGTTCCGGTACTGCTGGCGTGTTATGGTCACCTCTTTCATGCGATCGCCCCGATGCCGAAGGAGAAGTCCAGGAACTCAAACAGCAGCTCAACCTGGCTACCATGTTCCGCTTCCCACGCCGCTACATCCTCGTGCAATGCGTCGTGGCATTTACGGCACAGCGGGATAGTGAAGAAGTCGTGGGCCTTTGTTCCCATGCCGCCCTGCCCGTGGCCGATGATGTGGTGAGGGTCGTCTGAGCGAGCACCGCAACCGCAGCAGGGGCGAGTCTTAACCCAGCGGGTATATTTGCTGTCTTCGGCGCGGGTTTTCTTAGGGCGCAGCACAAAGGCGCCAGGGACTTCAGGATCGACCATGAAACACTTCTGGGCCTGCTTGGAAATAATCTCAGTGGCCGCCGGCGTGCAGTCCATCTGGATTCCTTGCGGGTGCCGGTGATCACCTTCGGCTCTGGTAAGTCGGTAACGGTGCGCGCAACGTCATCGGGGATCAGGTCGAATACGCCGGACAGCATGGCCCACAGCATCAGCTCAGGGATTGTCAGCTGTCCTTCTGACTTCAGACGGTGTTTTGCCGTTGCCACCACCCAGCGCGCAGTATTGCGAGCAGCGATTTTTTCCAGCTTTGGCGATACGCCCAGGCTTTTTTTGTAGCACCCAGGACAGATGCGAACGGCCGAATTACCAACACGCTCGGTGTCCAGAATTGTCTCCGGCAGGTCGTGCTTGCTGTACTGACATTTCGTGAACTGAGTCGCCCAGGCTTCAATCGCATTAACGCCGCCGCAAGCGTTGATGACGCGCTCATCTGTGAAAAAAACCTGTAGCCGTGGGTCGTTGGCGATCTCATGCTCAACGGCCGGCAGGATACCTTCTGGCGCGTCTTTGAACTCTTTCGGCAGCGTGGAAACCATCACGCGGCCTGTCATGTGAAACGCCAGCTTTTCGTCAACCGGGATCAGGGCAATACCCAGATCACGCTGTACAGCTACTTTGACTATCGCTCTCATACCTCAACGCCTCCTGTGCGGGCATACGCCTTAGCCAAAATTACCCGCCACTCACGGCGTGCGTTTTCTTCAATCTTGGAACTGAAACCGTGTTTCTGAACATGCTGTAGCGCCTGTTTCTCTGCCGGGTTCTCAGGCTGTAAGCCCTCAATCAGCAGGCGATCAAACGCATCATCGAAATCAATCTCCGGCGCTTCACCGGCCACCGGCTCCTGGCGCTGCTGTTCGACCGCTTCGGCCATGGCGGCTTTGTGGTTACGCTGACGATCCCAGGCGTTGGCGGCGGCCAGATAACCACCGAACCGGACGGCATCGAAAATCATCTTGGCGCTGAGCATGTGGCCCATCTTGGGATCGCTCAGCAGCAGACTTGCGCGGTGTTCAGCCACCAGCTTCAGTTCGGCGGCGCTGTTGCCTTCTGCCAGGCGCTCGGCAATTTCACGCAACGTGTCGGCACGCTTTGGCGTCCTGCCGTTGATTTTTTCATTCAGAAAATCGAGAACTTCCCCAGCCTCAGCTGATTGGTTCGCTGCTCCAGCATCGTTCTGGGGGGCTATGGGGGGGTTTTCTTTTGGTTCAATGACTGGTTCAAAAGAGTGACTGGTTCTGGTGCCATCTGCTGGCATAGGGGGTGTGCTTTCTGACGGCACACCCTGTGTCACCTGCTGGCACACCCCTGTGCTTTTTGACGGCATAGGGCTATGCTTTTTGACGGCACAGGGGGCTATGCTTTCTGACGGCACAGGGTTGTCCAGGGTCAGATAGTAGAGATTCGAGGTATTCCCCTTCCCATTGTTCACGCCAAGGCGGTTCTCTTTGGTGAGTAAACCCATCTTTATCAATGCCTCAATGTGCGCCCGTACAGCGCTTTTGCTGCACTCACAGTGGTCAGCGACATGCTGATATGAAGGCCAGCACTCGCCCTTGTCGTTCGCGTTATCAGCTATCTTGATCAGCACCAACTTGCGCAGTGGATTGCCCACTTTGATGCTCATAGCCTGCGCCATCAGGTTCATGCTCATACTTCGGCTCGCTTAAATTTCTCTTTAAATCTCTCAAGGGGCTGCATGCACTCATACGGATAACCCTCTCGCGTGAAAATGACCTGGCGTTCAACCCGATCCCAGCGGATAACGTGAACTTGCACGCCCCGCCAGTCCGTGTAATACCGATCGAGCTCAGTACTTTGCGAGCCGGACATTTTTCAACCCTTGACGAGATACCGACATATCGATAACAATCAGGCTGTTCATTGCAGAACTCCCAGTTAGAAAAGTGATTGCCGACCAGCTGCAACTGCTCGGCTTTCTTCTTGCCCCAGGCCATAAAGCCCCCTATTCCGTCTTTGGTTCCCGGATGTGCTCCAGCATCGCCATTAACCCGCGCGCCAGCTCTGCGGTTTCCTCGCCCCTGAACGTCAGCATGGTTTCCGAACGCTTAAAGCCCGTAGCGGCCAGCAGCAGGCTCGCTTTCTCCACCAACCCACCTTTGCTCTGCCAGCGACTCACCTGCGATTTATCAACGCCGATCGCCCCGGCCAGGCTTGTCACTCCGATTGCTGCAATGCGGCTCATGATGTCGCTCTGAATCGCCTGAGCTTCGTTGCGTGTTGTTGCGGTTTGCATCTGTAATAATCTTCCTTGTTAAAAATCAGTTTGTTGTAATCAGATCCGACAGGTCTGGACGAATCTCTACGGCCTTAACCTTTCCGCCAGTAGCGTTTTCGATGCGCTTAACGTAAAGGGCGTCAATGCCGCCACCATGCAGCCAGCGCCAAACTGTCGGTTGGGCGACACCACACAATGATGCGAGCTTCTGCTGGCTACCGACGATGCTTACAGCTTTTTGAATAGCTTTGTTCATCTTTTAATCCTTAAACGTATTATTCAAGGGTGATAATAGCAATGCGTATTACCACTTGCAATAGCAATGCGAATTTGACGCTTAATACGCGTGGCTATAAATTTGCTGACATGAAAACGACACTTGCAGAACGCCTTAACATGGCGATGGCCAAACGCAACAACATGACTCAAGCAGCTCTTGCTGAGGCATCAGGCGTTGCTCAGCCGACCATCTGGCGATTAACTAAAGGAAAAGCAAAAACTTCGGGACGGCTCGTCGATATTGCTAATGCCCTTGGTGTGAATGTTGACTGGCTGGCTAATGGCGTTGGTGAAATGGAAGGTGAATCACCTCCTATGACAACTCGCATTGAAAAATACAGCCAGATCCCTGTATGGGATGAAAGCGGGGCTACTGATGACTTTGTGATTTCGCCGAAAGGAAAAGCCGAACCATCATGGAAGGCCTTCATTCTTAAAAGAAATAGCGGATGCGCTGAAGCGCCAGCCGGTTCCATTGTTATTGCTGACTCGGCCTCTACGCCAGGATCCGGGGATTTAGTAGTAGCAAAAGTGAATAACTCGGTTTCTGCTTATCGCTTTGTTGATGGCGGGTCACATGGATACTTATCCGTTGACGATGCCAGGGTTCCATTGATTGAACTAGCGCCAGATTCATTGATCGGTGTTGTAGTTTTACTGCTACGCGACTTCAGAATGTAATCCCCCAAACCCTGCCCTGGCAGGGTTTCTTTTTCGTACACTCCCGCCGCACGCCGCACTAACATCTCAATCATATGAAACCCCGGGTGTAAAAAAACACTCAAAAATACTGTTTATATGTACAGTTATTTTCAAACTTTAATCCTTTCTCAAGAATTTGCAAAGCGTTAATCCCTGCCAGAATTCACACAACAGACCTTATCCAAACCCCATAGCGCAAATTTTTACCAACTAAATTTACTTTCAAAACAGATGATTATAGCAATTGCTATTGAATCAATCTTAATACGCATTGCTATTGAAAATACTCATGGATATTATCAACTCCATCGACAGCAACAACGTCACCCCAAACCACCGGGACGCTCTTTAACAATCAGGTTTAGTCACCCAGCACTGAGCAGAGAGATCTGCACAACTCAGTACCCGGCAGTCCCCAGCCCTTACGGGGGTATGGCACTAACGGCATGCAGCGGACAGGACTGGATGACGAAATGACTTTTAACCCCGCTTGCTCTTATCAGCTTCAGCTATGACGGGTGCAAGGGGACATAAGCGCGGGAGCCTGATCCAGCAACGTGAACAGGCAGACAACTGGAGGGCTGGAAAATGTAAGGGTTACGGAGTGCTTTTACCCTGCCGCTGCCAGTGTGGGGCGGTAGGCATAAAACCACTACAGCTAGAGGGTTACACGATGAAAAGTTACGACATGATTCTCTACCGTGAACTTCGTGCAGATGGATTTGCAGCAATAGCAGCGCTGTTCTACGCCCGCAAAGCAAAACGCGGCTATTAACACCCACCGCGCCCTACGGGGCGCACTGAGGCAATCATGACATTCAATCAAATCGTCTGGCTTGGCGTGGTTGTCCTTTGCGTCGTGTGCTGGTCAGCAGTTGGTTTTCTCATCGCCGGTTAACGCCGGCATTTATCCGCCTGTGGCTTGTTCGCGCCTTCGGGGCGTCCGCGGTCAGGCTGCAGCCGGATAAACACCCTCGTAATCTCCAGATTTGCCCCGCTCGCCGGGGCTCTTTTTTTCACATCAACAAAGGCGCTGCCCTGCTCCAGTGTGCTGGAACCGTAGGGAAACCGAGCGCGTGCATCAACTCAGGCAGCGCCTTTACCCATGTGAATTTCATTGAGAGGACATGTTATGCAAACCACTACCCAACGCTGTGAGCACTGCGGGAAATCCCGCGACGTAGCCAAGCAGGCTGTGAGCATTCAGCGCTACGAAGACGGCAGATATAAGGCCGTGAGAATCCTCGTCTGTGCCGATACCTGCGCGCCGGTGTACGTCGTCCGCCAGAACATCAGAACACTGCAGCGCCGCCTGCACACTCAGCAGCGGAGGCCAACATGGTAAGCCTAAACGCTCGTATTCAGCACAAGTACGACCTGACCGGGGTCGATTTCGCCCCTAAGCGCCACCACGGCAAACACCTCTTCTACCTTCTCATTTTTACCCTGTGCCTGCTCACTGCCGGCGCGGTCTGGAGTTGATGAATGGCTAAAAACTCAACGGAAGCCTACGGCGCCAGCGGTAAAACCAACGTGCTGATGTTCGAGCCGGAAAATCTGCACCTGGTGTCTGATAAAACGCACCCGCTTTACGACGAACGCATCCACCTTCCTCTCCATGAACCGACTGTGCTTAGCATCATGAAGTTGGGGGTGATTGAGCCGATCGTTATCTGGAAAGACCCTGAGACAGGCAGATCCTGCGTAGTTGAAGGTCGCCAGCGGGTTAAAAACACCCTCGAAGCCAATAAACGTCTGCAGGAAGAAGGCAAAAAACCTCTTCTAGTGCCGGCAGTGGTCAGACGCGGATCACCGTTTAGCGTCGCCGAAGTGATGATTAGTGCCAATGAAATCTTTCAGGCAGACACGCCGCTGGGACGCGCCAAGAAAATGGCTGATGCGCTTACGCGGGGCCACGACGAAAAAGATTTAGCGCTGATGTTTGGCGTCGGCGTGCAGACGATCCGCGCCACACTCGCCCTGCTCGATGCCACTCAGGCCGTTAAAGATGCGGTTGAATCAGGCGCCGTTACCGTTACCCAAGCGCGACAGCTGGCGAACCTCTCACCCGAAGAACAGCGCGAAAAAGTGAAAGATGTTGAAGCGGCAACCGCCGGCACAAAAGGCCATGAAAAGGCACGCCGGCAGCGCCAGGTGATTGGCGATGCCAAACCCCGCATGAAATCCCGAAAAGAAATCACAAAAGCCCTGGAAGGCGCGAGCGGTGATTACGCTCAGGCGCTCCGTTGGGTGCTGGGAGAAGACGAATGACAACCATCAAGCGCTTTACCCCTGACTATAAAATGCATGCAGTTCGGTTTGAGGCTTTCGCGCGTGAAGCTGAGCACGGTGAATACGTCCGGTTTGATGCCCACCAGCAGAAGGTGAGCGCACTTGAGGCTGAGCGCGATGCGCTGGCTGTGGAGAATGCCTGCCTCGTTAGCGCGATTACCGACCACAAAAACTCAACGCACTTCTGTGAAAGATGTGGTGAAGATGATCCATGTGCCACTGACGATGTATGCGGAGTTCTGCGAGGCATACCAGATACTGACGCCGCCATTGCAGCTATCCAGGCGCAGGGGGTGGAGAAGCTCATCAAGCTGAAGATGGAACAGCTTGCCAGCATGCAACCAGACACCCACGCATTTGGCGCTACAGCTGAGTCTCAGCGCGCTCAGATTAACGAGTTGCAAGCATTCGCCGCCAACATTCGGGAGGCCAAATGAAAGAGCGCCCAGTGATGCCAGCAAATGAACTGAAGCCACTTTCAGATTGGCTGATAAGTGGAGAGTACCTGTCAGAGTTTATGCGCGACTTCCCGGTTCCCGCCGGCGAAAGTAGAACAGCCTGAATGAAGAGTCACAACATAATTGCAATGTTCCGCTCCCTTCTAGTTGGAGCTGCATTCATAACTTGGGGTGTTATCGTCGGGATTGTATGGGGGCTGAATTCGGATCGGCTCCGGCCGGAAGTTAGTGTTGCTGTTTGGTGGGCTAAGTTTAATCTGCGGAACAGCTGAGTACCGAAGGGGAAAGCCCACAGCTAAAAAACAAAAATAAAGTGACCATCTGAAATTACTTTATAACCCCCCCTCCTGTCTGGAGACAGAAGAAGGGGATCAGTATGGTTAGCTAGGTAAGAAAACCTTTAGGAAACTGTGGGTTGTCTTTTCTGTATCTGGGTTTATTGAAACTTCCTCTCCGCCTAACAGCTTCCTCGCTACTGAAATAGAAGCCTCATTTCCCGCATCTACTACGGCTTCAACAATCAATCCATTCTCAGAGTGCGGGAGCATTCCATTGATGAATTCATTTAGCGCTTTTGAGGCCACGGCTTTACCGAATCCCTTGCCTCTGTAGCCTGGCAAAACAGCCCAATCGACTTGAAAATGTGGCTTGCCATTGCTTTGACCGGTAACCACAAATGCACTCATAGCTATGACCTCGTTTTGAACGGTAGGGCTGAACATAACATAGCTAAGTCGGACTTTACCTTGCGGTGTGTCCGCATGCACATATATATCATCACATAGGCGACCAGTCTCAAGGGAAATTAGGTTATTATCTATAGCATCAGCGATTGCGTACAGCCCAGCCTCGGAAATTTCAGCACCAGTTGGTTCGTGTTTCTTTGATTGCGACATTCATTTTACTCCTTAGGTGTGTAAGCAAAAAAAACAATCTATTAACTTGTAAAAGTATATGGTTACATTTCATGCCATAGGTAAAGAGAAACTCGTTCCTTCGAGACTCCAAGCTCAGAAAGTCGCTCCAGTTTAGCTGAGGCATCGTCATCTTTGTTGCGGCAGGCTATATGCCAATGACAGTGTTCGGTATTAAGTGTCGAGATAATGGCCTCGTAGTAAAGCTTATCCACTGGCGACATAGAATGACCTAAGATATACACGTCGGTAACACCCACAAGGTCTTTGAAAAAGGCAGCGTTGGCGTTGAGCAACTCCATTGAGGGTTTGAATGTTTTGGTGAAGTATGAGTCGATTATGCTGTTGGCCTCCATAAGCCTGGTATCTATGTCGGCTATGTCAAACCTATCATTGAGTGAGCGCTCAGGAGTCCAGGAATGACCTAGCACAACAGATTCTGGCCTGCTGATTTCTCCGTGAATGTGAAGAACGCTTGAGTCTGGTACACCATAGAGCGTGTTCAATGTCTTAGTGTAGTTAAACGTTAAGTATTGAGACGAAGTGTCTAAACTTTTTAGCAAATAGATGGGGGCCGGTGGGTTTAACTGCTTCAACCACTCAATGAATAGCGTTCTCAGTTCTAAGGAAAGGTGATTCACACATCGCTCAATCTCAAATTGGAAGTCATGGTTAGCCGAATCACGCCATTCAGGATCGCTAGGAGAAAGCAGGTGGCACTCGTTATTTGAAAGAAGATGTTCAATGTCCAGCTCCCCCAGGGCTACCTCTAAGTCCCCCCATTCATCGCCGGCGCCTAAGTATTCCTCAACATCGCGATATACTAGGTCATTCCGTTGATATACATAATCTCGAAAGTTAGAAAAGGCAGACTTCACTCCATGCCACAAGTCAAAGCCATTTCCAATGATATACAGCTTTCTCGATACCATTAATAAGCTCCATGACAGCCAAATTCAATCAGTAATAGAAAAACCGAATTATACACTGCATTGAGTATGGCGGCGAAGGTTGTGATGATTGTGGCGACGCCAGAGAATTTGATGAATAAATCACCATTCAATGGGACACAATCAAGGAGATTTACCGTGCAGCCGCGGACGCCTGCCGCTCCGCAATGCAGGCTCAACCTGTAAGCCAGCGTTACACGTTGCCACCGCACGTTTTCCGAGAACTAGTAAACAGCCTCCGCGATACCGCAGTGAAGTATCAAGGAAATCAGCAATTGCGCGAACAACTGAAGAAAACACTGAAAAAGCCCCGGTTGCTAACCCAAGCATAAGATAATAGCTAAATTAGTTCTTCGTATTCAGCCACTGCATTCTCCTTATCTTTCAAGTTGAAATTTCCAACCTGTAAGCCTGCGAAAGCTTCTGAATACCAATAACCTTTTTCGTTATGTAGTTCATCACCAGCCTGCAGGACCAGATCATTAGGTGAAGTTAAAACTGCATACTCATGCTCTCCAAACTTAACCAGATAGCAGCATCGTTCTCCTTGAAAGTCAATTTCCTTTGCTGCAATGACTGTTCCACGCATGGTTGGTTACCTTCCTCAAAGTATGGATGTTGATAATTCCCTACATAGGGACTTACATAAACTAATAGATGAAAACTCATGATATTGATACCCGACGATAACGAAATCATCTCGCGGCTCAGTATTGCCGGCTCAACGCCGGATTCTGTCGCAAGCCTCCTCCACTGTGCCGGCTACAACGGCATGACCGGCAAAGCTATCCGCCAGCGCTTGATCAAGCTGGAAAAAGAAAAAGCCGTAGAGAAAGTCCGCCGTCCTGGCATCCGTTCCGCGTGCTGGGCGCCAATCACCAAATAACCCACCGAAAATATGAAACCACGAATTCCGCAACGAATCAGCGCCAAAGCTGAGGGGGTTCTCTGCGCCTATATGGAGGGCAAAAAGAAACCCAACCGGACATACCAACATAAGCATTTAACGCTGCCAGTGGCTCGCTGCTGGCGATTGCTGTCAAAAGACAACGGCAACTCATGGGAAGTGATGAGCCATGAGCGCTACAACAACCAAATCAGGATTTAGCCATGACTAATTACGATCTAATTCAGTTCCTCATCGCCGACGGCGGTTTCTATATCCGTGATGAGCATATCGCTATGCTGCAGAAGAAATTTCCTGATGAGGGAATTACCCCGGAAAGGATTTCAAATCTGCGGTTTTCTCTCACAAGCTCCCCATATGTTCAATGCGAAATCACCTATGTGAAAGCGAACGTCCGCGCACTGAAGGTTTTGTCTGTTGATCCGCTGTACCAGCGTTATGCAAGGAAAAAACCAAGAGGAGCCATCGCAAAACTTACCGACAGCTATTTACTCAGTGAGCCGCCGGAGGTGGTTCGCAGAATCCAACTCATGCAGCTGTTTAACCAGTTGCTTGCTCCCGTAACCCACCAGCGCGCCTACTGATCCCGGAGATAGCCTTGTCATTCAAATACAAATCATTGGCCCATCAGGCGGCCGAGGCAGAACGACGCGCCGATTTCGCAGATGCTGCAGGGAAGTGGCGCCAGGCGCTTGAAGCTGCGCGGGCGGTAGATGTTGCTTGGATTAACATCCGAATAGGTTTTTGCGTCAACGCGGCCGCGCGCTGCTGGGGTAACGCTCAATGACCTATCAACTCATCTATTCAGATCCGCCTTGGAGTTACGGCAACACTATCAGCAATGGCGCCGCAGGCAATCACTACAGCACGATGAGCATGGCAGATCTGAAGCGTCTTCCGGTATGGGCTATTGCTGCGCCAGATAGCGTGCTCGCGATGTGGTACACCGGCAACCACAGTCAGGAGGCGATAGAACTGGCAGAGGCTTGGGGATTCAGCGTCAGAACGATGAAGGCTTTCACTTGGGTGAAGCTCAATCAACAGGCCGAAATTCGGTTCAATAAGGCGCTGCTGCAGCAAACCATATTCGACTTCACCGACCTGCTCGACATGCTCAACGCCGAAACCCGGATGAATGGCGGCAATTACACGCGCGCCAACTCCGAAGACGTGTTGATCGCCGTTCGCGGCCAGGGCATCGAGCGCGCCAGCGCATCGGTAAAGCAGGTTGTGTTCAGCTGTCTCGGCGAACACAGCGCGAAACCCTGGGAAGTCCGCCGGCGCCTTGAGCTGCTATACGGCGACGTGTCACGAATCGAACTATTCAGCCGTGGCGATGCGCCAGGCTGGGATCATTGGGGGAATCAATGCCCAGTAAACAGCCTGCAATTGCTGCCGGCAGCGTTCAGCAAAACGCACTCAGATCAGTAGCGAAACGCTGTAACGACGAACTCCACGCCGCGATTAAGCAACACCCGAAAACCCCTTTCGACACCCTATCCCGCCCTATCATCATGAAGCATTTCGCACAGGTCGAACTGCTCGGCATTTCTTTTCCGCGATTCAACTACACGATCGGCATGCTGAATGGGCGTTTTACAGAGAGATAAGCCATGACTAAAAGCAACCTGCCAATTCAGCCAGTATTGATCACCCGCGAAGGCATACAGCAACAGTTGGGCGGTATATCACGAACCACCTTTTGGCGCAGGAAAAAGCAGTGGGAAAAGGCTGGTACACCGTTCCCTAAACCGGCGCCTGGCACCAATCCCATCCATGGCGGCGAGCAGTATAGATATTGCGATGTGATACGATTTTTCCGCGCTCAAGGCCTCATTGATGAAACGCAGGACGCCACATGAGCGGCCCAAATATCCAGCGCATTTTGCTGCTCTTTGAGATATGAATGCTGGTCATATACCGCCAAAACACCACCGAGTTTATGCCCCAGCACCTTTTCGGATACGTGGGGCTCAATCCCTAATTCGCTCATTTTAGTTTTTGCAGTGCGGCGTAGATCATGCATTGCCCAGTCATGAACTCCCATTTCATTCCTAAGCTGTTCCGCCATGTTCAATAGAACACCTGCTGACATAGGGCGATCGCCCTGCACAATCGCCGGCGGGAACAATTGCGATATGTTCGGATATAGCGACATAGCCTCCTCAATTAGCTTTGCGGCATCCCCTGATAGTCCTCTCACAAACGGCTGGCGCGTTTTTGAATTTTCCGCAGGAACGCGCCACGTTCTATTTTTCACATCAAACTCACCCTTCTTTGCCTTCCTTAGCTCAACTCCCCGACACCCTGTAAGCAGCAACAATTTAATGAAGATCTTGTTCTGGTGAACAATCCGGGAAGCTTCAAGAGCCAACCAAAAAGCCCCTATTTCATCATCGCTGAAATACCGTTTAACCACGCCAACAGGTTTTCCAACGTCGCTAATTCTCAATGCGGCGATCGGATTAACACGAATCTTCTCCGTTCTCAGGCAATACGAAAACGCCTGCTTTAGCTTTGAAAGCATGATCCCAGCAAAGGTTTCCGCCCCATTCGTTCTCATCCTTTTGAAAATTGGCTGCCAGTGAGATATCTGCATTTCATCGACAATCATATCGCCTACATATGGGATTACATGCCGCTCAAAAGCCCTCTCCCAATACTTCAATTTCACAAGGCGCTGAGCCTGAGCGCTGGCCGTCCAATGAGATAGACAGTCTTTCACAGAGGCTGCGCCGGCGATCTCCTCCAGCGTCATGGATTTAACTGTGATGGGGTCTTTCCCTTCGGCCAAGACGCGCTTGGCCTCTTGAACCATATCGCGCGCTTCTTTGAGCGAAATTTCGTCGTAACTTCCAAGCGTCATGCGGCGTGCCTTACCTGCGTACCGGTATCGGTACTGGAAGACAATCAGCCCAAGTGGGGTTATACGGATAGACAGACCGCCGCCGTCAGGCATCTCGATCAGTTTTGGGATGGGTTTTCCATTAAGCTTGCGGAGTTTGGCATCGGTGAGCAC